ACTTTATTACTCAGTATGATACTTTAATACTTAGTATGAAACTTTATTACTCTCCCACAATCGCCTGGAGCTTTGCTGCTCCATTGGTAATAAATAATACGCTCATTGAGCGCATACGTCAAGCGCTAAATGTAAAAAAGAATATTTTTCCGATGGGGCAGTATGCCCAGTCCGGCTAAGCGCATAGGTAATCGAACGGATAGACACCACCTAAAAAATATTGTCACGTTTTGGGAATACTTGACACAAACAAACTGATGTAATCTAACCATGACTACATCAGCTGAAATGCTCGCAAAATACACCGCCGCCGAAGCCGCCATCCTGGACGGCCAAATCGTGCGCTTTGGTGAGCGCCAATTAACCCGAGCCAATCTAATCGAAGTGCAAAACGGCCGCAAAGAGTGGGAGCGCCGCGTTGCCGCTGAACAAAGAATCGCACGCGGCGGCACATCGCCGCGCTACCAAACCCCGGATTTTAGCTAATGAATATCCTGGACTCGGTCATTGCCTCCATATCCCCGGAAAAAGCCCTACGCCGGATGCAAGCCCGCCGTGCATTAACCGCGATGGCCGCTTACGAAGCCGCAAAACCGACCACACTCCGCAAACAAAGCCGGGACTCCGGCAGCGGCGACCGCTGGGTTGCTCAGGCCGGTCCCAATCTACGCAACCAAGCCCGTTTTTTAGACGCTAACCACGATCTAGCTAAAGGCGTTTTAAACGCCCTGGTCAATAACACCATCGGCGCCAACGGCATCGGCATCGAGCCGCAGCCGCGCACCTTTACCGGAGAGATCCACGACGATCTAGCCGACCAGCTGTTACGCCTGCACAAAGACTGGGCAAAAAAACCCGAATGCACCTTTACCGAAAACCTCGCCGGCATGGAGCGCCTATTGTGCCGCACATGGCTACGTGACGGCGAAGTGCTGACAAAAAACCTGCTCGGCACAGTGCCTTATCTGGATCACGGCACCGCCGTACCGTTTACGTTAGAAATGCTGGAGCCGGACATGCTGCCGCTGATCTATGACGATCCGGCCAAAAACATCGTGCAGGGCATCCAGCGCAACGGCTGGGGCCAGCCTAAAATTTATCACCTGTACCGCAATCATCCCGGCGACTACAACGTATTTACCGCTAAAGCCCTGGATTTAATCCCGGTCAGCGCAGATTTAATCAATCATTTGCGCATGCGTGATCGCCTAAGCCAAATGCGCGGCGTGTCGATCTTTGCCACCGTCATGACCCGCTTGGATGACATCAAAGATTACGAGGAGTCCGAGCGCATTGCCGCCAAGATTGCCGCATCGATGGCCGCTTACATCAAAAAAGGCCAGCCCGATGGTTACCAAGCCGACCCTAATGGACAGCCGCGCACATTAAGATTTTCGCCCGGCATGGTCTTTGATGATCTCGCTGAAGGCGAAGAGATCGGCATGATCGACACCAACCGGCCAAACCCAAACGCCTACAACTGGCGTAACGGTCAGCTCCGTGCCGTTGCTGCCGGTGCCGGTGTTAATTACTCAACCATCGCCCGCGATTACGACGGCAGCTACTCCAGCCAGCGCCAAGAACTCATTGAGGGTTGGGTTAATTACAGCATCTTAACATCGGCATTTATCAATGGACTGTCCCAGCCAAACTGGGAAACTTTTGTATCGATGGCGATGTTATCCGGACAAATAAAAATCCCTGTCGACGTCGATCCGCTGACGCTGGCCGACGCCTTATTTATCGGCCCCTCCATGCCGTGGATAGACCCATTAAAAGAAGTCAAAGGCAACACTGAAGGCGAGCGCTCACTTTACATCACCGGCCCCGAAATTATCCGTAAACGCGGCGGCAACCCACGCGACGTACTGGAGCAGGAAAAGCGCTGGCGTCGGCAACTCAGAGACGCGGAACTAATCAGCTCCAGCGATCCGGCTAACGACAAACAACCGGGGGCAGTTGCTGCCGCCGATAACCCAGGAGCAGCAAATGGCTAATCAGTGGTATGCAATAAAAGCCAAAGGTGAAAAAGCCGCCGAAATCAATATTTATGGCGACATCGGCGAGAGCTGGTGGAATGACGAATCCATTACCGCTAAAAAATTTGTCCAGGATATTGCCGCGCTCGGCGTCGAAACACTGACCGTCCGTATCAACAGTTACGGCGGCTCAGTATCCGACGGCATCGCTATTTACAACGCACTCAAGCGCCATAAAGCCCGTGTCACTATAGCTGTCGACGGCGTTGCGGTCAGCATCGCCTCATTAATTACCATGGCTGGCGACAGTGTCGAAATGGCCGAAAACGCGCTAATGATGATCCATGCGCCGTGGTCATGGACTGAAGGCAATGCCAACGACATGCGCAAAGCCGCCGATGTCCTGGATACCTTTGCGGCAGCAATGGCAACCAGCTACGCCAACAAAACCGGAAAAAGTCAGGATGAAGTCATGTCCTGGTTAACTGACGGCGAAGATCACTGGTTTACCGCTGCCGAAGCGCAAGCCGAAAACCTGATCGATACCGTAGTTGATGCCTTGCCCATTGCCGCGCAATTTAATTTAAACCGCTTCAAAACCATCCCGGCAGCCGCCGGAATTTTTAATAAACCTCCAAAACAGGAGAGCACCATGCCAAAACCAGGCGAAAACGCACCGGCGGCGACCGTTAACCCACCAGCCGCCCCAGCCCCAGCCCCAGCTGCCCAAAGCCCCGAAGACATCAAGGCTCAAGCCTTGGCCGAAGACGTCCAGCGCCGCGGCGACATCCGCGCACGATTTAAACCCTTTGCCAAGATGGCCGGCGTTGATGAGATCATGAATCAATGCCTTGATGACCACAAAATCAGCCCTCAAGCGGCTGCCGATAAGTTAATGGCAAAGCTCGGCGAAGGCATTGAACCCTCTGCCGGTGGATTTGTATCACGCATTGAAAACGGCGAAAGCGATCATGAGAAATTTGCTAAGGGCGTAGGCCAAGCGATCATGGCCCGCTGCGGCGTCGAAAAGCACGATCCACAAAACGAATATCGCCGTCATCGTCTGGAAGATATTGCCAAAGCAAGTCTTGAATTATCCGGCCGGAATATTAAAGGCATGGACCGCATCCAGCTGGTCAAATCCGCGCTGTCAATGCGCCCGGCCGCATACGGACAAACCACCAGCGACCTACCGGTATTGCTGGAAAACGTCATGCATAAAATGGTGTTAACCGCTTACGACATTACTCCCGATACCTGGACGCGCTTTTGCAAACAGGGCACCGTCTCTGATTTCCGCGAGTGGCTACGTTTGCGCACCGGATCAATTGGCGATATAGAGGATGTCAACGAAGCGGGGGAATACAAAAATATGACCATTCCAGACGCCGCAAAGGAGGGAATTCAGGCCAAACGTCGCGGCGGCATCATCAAGATTACGCCGGAAATCATCATCAATGACGACATCGGCTTTATCAGCGACATCACAACAATGATGGGCCGCGCCGCAAAGCGCACCATTGAAAATCGCGTCTATGCGCTGCTGGCCTCTAACCCGGCGCTAAAAGATGGCGTGGCATTATTCCACGAGACCCATAAAAACCTCGCGGGCACTGGGGCCGGGCCATCTGTTGCGGCATTATCGGCCGGGAAGTCGGCAATGATGAAACAAAAAGACCTGAGCGATAAGGAATTTTTAGACATCCGCCCGGCAATTTGGCTGGGTAGTATCGATGACGCCGAAGAAGTGCGTGTGCTGATCGATGCCAAATATGATCCCGATGCATCTAACAAGTTGGAGCGGCCCAACAAGATCAGAGGCATGGTGCGCGACGTTGTTGATACTCCGCGTATTGATGGCAATGAGTGGTATCTGTTCGCCGACCCTGCCGTTGCTCCGGTTATTGAAGTTGCATTTCTGGATGGTCAATCCGAGCCGGTCCTGGCGATGGAAGAAGACTTTAGCACCGCAGGCCTAAGCTACCGGGTAGAGCATCCGTCGGCAATCGGTGCCATAGGTTTTGAGGGCGCTTACAAAAACGCAGGCGCTTAAACCCCGCCATTATCAACCTACAAATTAAAGGATAGTCAACATGGCTAAAAATTATATCAAACCCGGCGATGTAGTCGACTGGGCAAATGGTACCGGAGCCGCCGTTTTAAGCGGCGATCCGGTCGTTATCGGTAATCAACAAATGGGCATTGCCTTGGTTGGTATTGCAACCACTGGCACTGGATCGGTTGCAAAAGAAGGCATTTTCTTATTACCTAAAAACACCAGTGATGCGGTCGTGCAAGGGCAAAAGCTCTGGTGGGATGCAGCTGCAACAGAAGTCATCAACGCCCCGGCGATCAATGCGTATTTTATCGGCTATGCCGATCAAGCCGAGTTGGCTGCAACGGCAACCGTACTGGTTGACCTTGAGGAATTTAATGAGGAGGGTCCGCGGGCATTAACGTTGTCCGCAACCGGTGCGCAAACGCTCAATGTCGGAGATTTTGGCGGCGGCGACTTGATTTTATTCGCGCCGAATACCGCCGCCCAAACAGTCAATCTTCCGAGCGTGGCCGCTATTCCTCCGGGGTCAAAGCTGTTTGTGCGAAAAACATCAGCCGATGCTCAGGCTGTAACGCTTGACCCGGCAGCCAGCGAAACCATTGCCGGTGGCGCAACCTTTGCGACGATTGATGCCGCAAACGACCTGGCGCAGTTTGTGTTAACCGGTACCGCTTGGGTGCTGATGCACTCAACCATCGCTTAAGTATTGGATAAGGCGGAACAATGGAAATCCCTGGCGTTACTCCTGAAGGTGTTGGTGGCTCCGTTGTAGGCATCTTGGGCTTATCGCTATGGCTGAAGCGCTTTTTGAGCAGCGAAAAAGTCAAGACTGCGGTTGACGACACCAGCGTAGCGGCAGCCGTAGCGCAAACTGCCATCATCGCCAATCTGCAAGCGGAACTTGAGCGCATATCGTTGAGTTTTGGGCGAGTGCTAAAAGAGCTTGAGCAGAGCCATAACGATAATCTGAAGCTCCGCGAAACTAATCTGGACTTGCTCGATAAGGTGTCAAAACTGCATAACACCATCAATCTGATGAAAGAGCAGTTAGATGCATTTGAGCGTCGGCGTAAGCAGTGCGGAGATTGCGACATTGGCAAGCAGCATATAGCTGTCGAATCGTAATGGCCGCAAAAACACTAGACCTAAGAGCGCCTAGTATTGTTGTCAAATTCGACAAAGGCAAAACCTTTGCGCCGATCTTTTATTACCTGGCACCCGATTACTCCGTCATCAACATAACAGGGTGGACGGCTCGGATGCAAGCCAGAGCAACGGTTAATGCCGCCACGGTCTTGTCTGGGTTTGACTTGAACACCGAAAACAGCGGCTTGGCTATCGTAACCGGTGATTGCTCACCGGAAGATGGCGTCAACGTAACCGGCGCTTACGGCGTCCAAGTCAACGTCTCGGCGACAACAACGGCCGCGATTGATTGGGCCAGTGCAACGTTTGATATTGAGCTGATCGGCCCAAGCGGGGCGGTGTATCCATTTATCAAAGGCACTTTAACCCCGGACAACGAGACAACCCGATGATTATCAGCGACGGCAATAATCATGTTGTGATCGCCGACCCGGCCGCAGTAACGGTTTCCGCGACGCCTGCGGCTAAAGTTGTTATCGCCGCGGGTGTGCAGGGACCGGAAGGAGTATCTGGAGGGACAGGATCGGCAACAAACACTTTGCAGTTGGAGATGGGCGAGACGCTGCAAAAAGGCGCTCCGATCTGTGTGATTAACAACAAATTTTATTTAGCTGATAACGTCGTCAATTTTAACGTCGTCGGCCTGCTGTCCGCTGATGCGGCGATAACCAACTTAGGGAGTGCAGGGATCGGCGGGCAAATTGTTTTAAACGGCCTTACACCTGGCGCACCTTATTTTTTAGGCGACGGGGTTATTACGTCGACAGCACCTACAGCGGGGTTTGTTATCAGGGTAGGGCAGGCGATCACTAGCGCCTTATTTGTGGTCAGAATCGAAGAGCCGATACTTTTAAATTAAACAGGAACGTCCAATGACAGAACACAGAAAAGGCATCTATAAGCAGCCTCCTAACGATCTAAGAAATAAACCGGCTCATACTCAAGCGCCGGAAATAAAACCAGATCCTGTTATCGCTGCCGATGAAAAAACAGCAGTTATAGAAAAACAGGAACTACCAACTAAACCCAACCAAAAATCTGAATAAGGAACACTATCATGGCGGCACAAAAACCTCTTGTAATCATTAATGGTCAAGTTCAACAACTCCCATCGGGCGACACAATAGCGGCGGCGGCCTCAGAGGTCGATGTCGTATCGATGACCAATGCCAATGCCGGATCGCTAGTCATCGGCACACCTGTTTATGTATCGGCGTCAGGTAGCGTCAATAAAGCCGGAGCCGGTGCTGCCGGAACCTGCAAGGTCCTGGGTTTGGTTAAAGACGCATCAATTGCAGCAGCAGGTTCCGGATTTATCCAGACAGATGGGGTGATTGTCGCGACCACCACCGAATGGGACGCAGTCACCGGCGGCACGGGTGGTTTGACGGCAGGCTCGACTTACTTTTTGTCGACGACAGCTGGGCAATTAACGACAACTGCGCCGACCGGAGCCGGGCAATACGTGATGAAAGTCGGCTTGGCGTTGTCAACGACGGAGCTTGAAATCGACACCGACCGCGGCGGCGTATTGCTGTCGTAAAAAATGCCAGTCAGAAAGCCACTTGTCGTTATCGATGGTCAGGTACAACAACTACCGTCCGGCGATACGATTGACGCTCCGACGTCCAAGTGGCCGATGGTTTGCGACACTATAGCCGCCGATGAAATCGTAACCATACCCGAGCACTATCAGTTAATCATTGCAACCCAGATTAACAACTCAGGCACTATCAACAATGACGGAGTCTTGTACGTCCTATGAGCATTTATAACGCAAAAAAAGAATCCGGAACGCCGACGCCACCGGCGGCCGATAGAAGCATTCTGTACCCTAAAAACGGCGGCTGGTGCTTTATGGACTCGAGCGGTGCAGAGATTGCTATTAGTGCCAATATAGGAGAAATCAGCGATTATAGCAGCTCATCCGCGCCGACCGGCTGGGCGGTTTGCGAAGGACAGCTGTTATTGGTAGCTGACTACGCCGAACTGTTTGCCGTCATTGGCAATGTTTACGGCGGCGACGGCGTGACTAATTTTAAGCTTCCGGCAAAGCGACTGGTCGGTAGCGGAATCCGGAGCATTATTTTTACCGGGCGGCATCCGCAAGTCGTACAGCAAGTGACAGTGCCCGCGGCCATCCATGGCCCTATTCCAGGCTATTACAAAGTAGCCGAAGCGTTGTCGTTTTCGGCTCAGCTGCTCGACGGCATCGCCGTTACCGGCGGACCTGTCAAACTCGATATTGACATCGGCAGTACTGCTCATTCGTTAGCCCTGGTTAGCAGTACCGCAACAGAGTGGGTGTTTGCCGATTACACTGTGCAGTCCGGCGACAATGGCGACGTCACGGCAACAATCAACCTTAACGGGGCAACACTGTCAAGTGGCGGTATTGACGCTGTTTTGAGCGCCTCATCAATGGTAAATGTAACAGTTGATACCGTTGCGCCGACCAGCACCTTCAGCGCGTTGGCATTATCCGTCGACACCGGCTCCAGCTCGACCGATTTTATTACCAAAACCGCCGAGCAAACCATTACGGCAACGCTCAGCGGGGCGCTGTCGGCAACAGAACGCGCCTACGGGTCACTGGATAATGGCGCAACCTGGACTGATATTACCGACAGCGTATTTAACACATCCCTATCCTGGGCCGTTACACTAACGGCGAGCAATACGCTGAAACTAAAAGTCGTCGATTTGGCCGGCAATGAAGGCACAGTTACCAGCCAAGCCTATACGCTTGATACGACCGCACCGGCAGCGCCAACCGTCAATGCTCTGACTACCTCTAATACGACGCCGACCATTACCGGCACCGCTACTGTCGGTGCCAGCGAGGTGCTGACTGTCGTAGTCAATAGCGTTGCTTACACCGCCGGCGGAGCCGATCTAACGCTGTCCGGCACTGACTGGACGCTGGTTATTCCGTCCGGTGACGCCTTGGCAATCGGTACTTACCCTGTTACCGCCGCGGTGACAGATGCCGCCGGTAATACGACCAGTGATAGCACGACTGACGAGCTGGTCATCACGGCATGAACTTCGCCGACCTAATGCCCGCCAGTACCTTTACCGCTGCCCTCGGTGATAGCGTGACCTATCACGCCCCGTCCGGTCCGGTCGGAATAAAGGCGATGGTTAACGATGATGTCGAACCGGTTTTTTCCAATGAGCCGCATATATCAGCCAAGCGCAAACAAATCAGCGTTGCGCTGCAAGATGCGCCCGGCCTAAAAAACGGCTCAAAATTTACCATCGACGGCATCAAGTACACCGTTGACGACATCGTCGACAACGACGGTCAATTTGCCACCTGCATCCTTAAAAAATCATGAGCGAGACCATCAGAGAACAGATCATTGCCGCCTTTACCGACCGCGCGGCAGCGCTATCCAATTTACCGGTCCAGCGCGTGCAGCGTTCGGTCGGCGAAACTAAAGAGCGCTTTATCTCGGTCTGGGACGGGGCCGACCAAGTCGAAGAAATCATCTACGGCATCGAACGCAGCCGCTTTGCCATCAATTTGGAGTGCATCTGGCAGCACGGCACCGACAACCCCAGTACTTCGGCAAACGAGCTGATCGGGGAAATCATCACCACCATGATCGGCCCGACGGTCGATAAAACCTTCGGCGGCTTGGCGACCGACATTACCCGGCAGTCAGCAACCCCCGAATACCCGGAATCCGGCAGCGAATACACAACCACATCCGTCGTTTTTATCGTCAGCTATGCAACGCTGGCCGGCGACCCTTATACCCTCCCCACTGACTAACTGGAGCACAATACCATGTCTAACGCAAACTCAGCCGTTTACTACGAATCCGGCGTAACGCCCTATGCCATGTCGGCGCTGACCGACTCCGGCGATCACCTTATATTTGCCTCATCGGCCGACATATTTTCCGGATCGGACGGCAACTCGCCGGACGTGCGCCCTAACGGCGTCATTACCGGCGGTGCGGTAACGGTGGCGGCTTCGGCAGTCGATAACGGCGTCGATGTCGCCGCGCTGACCTGCTACCTGGCGGGCGAAAAAACCGCCGTCAGCGTGGCGGTTGATAAAACCATCACCCGCCCGGCAACCAACGTCAGCAAGGTTAACTCGATCACCATCAACAGCTCCGGCGCGGTAACCGTTGTCGCCGGTACCGACGGCACGACCACGGCGTTTTCCGAAACCCGCGCCGCAGCGGGCGGACCACCGTTAATCCCAGTCGGCAGCATCGAGATAGCCCAAGTGCGCGTCGCCACCAGTGCCGCCGCGCCCATTACCGCTGCGCAAATCTTCCAGTCCGTCGGCACGTACCTGGAGCGCTACGATTACCCTAATTTCGACACCGACAACGCCAACGGCACCGTTGTGTTTGATGCGGCCCTGCCGTTGATCCACACCGGTAGCGTCGCCAAAGCCGTCTACGCGTCTTATGCCGAGCCAATCTTTACAAAACAATCGTTTGCAAACGATTTTGTGCCAGCCGAAACCACGCACTCGACCTCATCAACCAAGGTCTATGGCGGCCTGGTCGGCACCTCGTCGGAGTCATTAGGGCAGGGCGGTTTTACCGCGATCCTCAAAGACGGCATTACCGATCCGCTGCTGTCGGCTGCTAATGATGTGCGCTGGATTAAGTATTTCCAGGACAGCAATAAAGCGCCCTACGTACTGACGCAGGGCAAAATCGGCACCTCGCGCACCTTTGGCGCTGCCGATCACCCGAAAGTTAAGGTGACTATATCGGCCCAAACTGCCAGCGTTAACCGGTCCAGCTAAAGGAAAATAAATCATGAACTACGTTATTGCGATTATTTGTATTTTGGCTGTTTATGTCTTTGGTGTGCGCTGGTGGTATTGGCGTGATTACAAGGGCCGCAACCAAAAGCCTGATAACCCCATTCAATCAACGCCGAGAGCGCCGCACTGCTTTTCGCGAGCTTCCCTTCATGCTGTACCCGCGCATTCAATCCGGGTGCGGTCGACCGAATCACGCCGAAACGATGACGACCATTTAAATCGCCACCACAGCGGTAGCGATTGGAGTTCGTCCGGCAGCAGCTACGACAGCGGTTCAAGTAGTTGTGATCCCGGATCGTCTTGCTGCTCATCGGACTGACGTCAACTAATTAAACAGGATATATAGCTATGTTTGACGATAAAGCATTCATGCGGGCCAAATTTCAGCCACGGACGGCTGAGGTCCCTGTTCCAGCATTGCAGGCATTTTTCCCCGACGGCGCTCTGGCAGTTTGGACTGTCAGGAACCTGACCGGCGACGAGCTGGCCAAGTCGATGGAAGCAAGCAATCGGCAAAAAAGCATCGATACCATCATCCAAGCCCTTGCAACGCAAAACGAGCAAATCGACGAGATACGCGCATCGTTGGGTATTGGCGATGATGTAGCAACGGAGCTGGTCAAGCGCCTGGAGCAGCTGGTGATAGCCTCGGTTGATCCGGTCATCGATAAGCCGTTGGCCGTTAAGCTGGCCGAAAACTACCCGGTCGAGTTTTATCAGCTCACTAACAAAATTATCGAGCTGACCGGGCTGGGAGCCGATTTAAAAAAGTAGCCCGGCTGTGGAATAGCAGTGCATTCCGCAGCCGAATGACCTTATGCGACCTGCGCGGCAAGCTGCTTTACGAGGTTTGCCCGTCGGAATTTCCGGCGGGCGGGCTGAGCGAAACGGAAATGCTGCTGTGGGAACTGTATTACCGGGATAAAAACGAGCGGAGTAGTTAAGTTAATGGCCGATTTACAACAAACAATAGAGATCATCTTTGGCGCTATCGACAATACTGGGCAAGGTATATCCAGCGTTACCGATGGACTCAATAATATTGTCGAAAAAACGTCAAATGTCACCGCGCCTTTAGCTGCCGTGGCCGAAAGAGCGTTGTCAGCCGAGGCCGCTGTGCTGGCGTTGGGTGCTACATTGCTGACTGTTTCGGTTAACGAAGCCTCGCGCTTCGGCGAAAAAATCGAAGAAATCGGCTCTTTGGTTAATGATTCCCCGGAAAAGGTCGCCGCACTAAAAACCGCTATTCAAGAGTTTGCGGCTCAGTCCAATTCGAGCAATTTCGAGCAAATCGAAAAGGCGATGTATGTCGCCACCTCAAACCTTGGCGACACCTCTAAAGCGCTGGATATTTTGACTATCGCGGAAAAAGGCGCAGTCGTTGGTGCCACTCAGTTGGATTCGTCAGCCGCGTTGCTGACCCGCACCATGAATGCCTACGGCCTGATAACGGACGATAGCGCGACCAATACCGCCAACGCCGAAAAGGTCATGGCGGCTATGTTTGCCACCGTGCAAAACGGCGACATTAATATGCAAGCGCTGGCCGATAACATCGGCAAAGTATCCTCCACGGCCAGCGCTGCCGGTGTGCCTATTGAGACCGTCGGCGCGGCAATTGCTGCTATAACCGGCGCCGGTGTCGGTGCCGATCAGTCGATGACGCTGCTTAATGCGCTGCTGAAAGAGCTGTTAAGCCCGTCCGATGATTTATCTAAAGCCCTGGGCGGGTTGTCGGTTACAGCTAACGGCTTGCCGGCCGTGATGGATAAATTGAAAGAATCGACCGGCGGCAGCGCGGATAAAGTTTATGCGTTGTTCAGCAGCTCGGAAGCTGCAAAAGGCGCATTGATTCTGGCTAACGACAGTGCCGGTAAATTTGACGGCACTATCAATGCTATGGGCACCAGTGTCCAGGACTTCAACAACAACTATAAAAACATGGTTGGCGGCGTTGAAGATTCAACGATCAGGTTAGAAAACAACACTAAAATCCTGCTCCAAAAAGTCGGCGAGCCGTTGCAAGACGGCTGGGCCGATATTCTTGATGGTTTGACAGCCATAATGCACGGTTATTCTCTGTCAATCGATCAGGGGGCATTCGATCCGGTTTTTGCCGCATTTAATGAGTTTTATGGCGATATTTCCGCCTTGCTAAAACGCATCGGCGAAAACCTGCCGGCGGCGCTGGCGCAAGTAGATTTTACCGGCTTAATCGCCTCGCTCAAGGATGCCGGTTTTGAAATTGGCGACTTGTTCGGGGGGATCGATTTATCGACTCCAGAGGGGCTGGCTCACGCTATACAATTCTTGGTCGATACCTTCGAGTCATTGACTCGCGTTGTCTCCGGCATTATTGATGCCTGGGGGCCTGTCGTGCAAGGTTTTGTGGCTGGTATCGATACATTTAATGACTTGGACGATAGCAGCAAAAAAACGGTCGGTAATTTACTCGGTTTGTCGCAAATATTTGAGACACTGAAAGGCACGGTTACCGGTGGCGCTGATGCGCTGCAAACAATCGGTAGCGCATTATCTGTGATTGCCGGAACCCAAGCAGCGGCAGCAGTAACCTCTTTAGTCTCTGCGCTTGGAGTGGGCGCAGTTCCTGCCGCTGTTCTGGCAGAGGGTTTGTGGGCTATATTGATCGCCGTTGGTGGTCTTACTTACGGGATTACTGCAAATGTATTGGCATGGGACGACTACAAGAATAGACAGGATACCGTCGCCGAATCGACTGCTAATCTCGCCGAAAATCAAATAAAAATAAAAGATCGACTGGCGGAAATAAGCGACCGCACCGGTATTGCTGTATCTAGCATGGATGAGCTCAATAAAGCGGTTGATGAAGGCCGCTTGGTGTTCAATGACGCAACCGGCGCTTATGAAGCTGCCGGAACCGGCGTGCGCGACTACGACACCGAAGTTAAGTCCGCATCGGAATCAGGATCGTGGTTTGCCGATGCAGTTAATGATGTCGCCAAGTCGCTGGGATTGGCCTCGGATACGGCCAAAGAAGCGCAAAAAGGCTTTAGCACACTGGCTGAAGCCGAGGCTTATGCAGCCAGGGAAATGGCGTCTAGCAACAACGTCACGATTACCTATAAAGATGGCTTGTGGCAAGTCCACGACGGCTTGACCTCCGTTACCGATTCAACAAAAAAGACGGCGGCAGCGACCAATGAAGCAGCTATAGCCGCAGGTGTTGGATCGAAAGAATGGAAAAATATCCAAGACGTATTATTGCAAACGCAAAAACAGATGAATGATTACAGCATCGAAATGGCCAAGCTGGCCGATCATAAATACGAGATCGATGTCCGGGCTAACGTCGACCTGCAAACCGCGCAAATCGAAGCCGATACCCAGCGTATCGCATCGGCATTCACCGCCGCTAGTGATGTCATCAGTTCATTAACTTCCGGCGTTACCGATCTATGGGAATTATTTGGAAAAACAGATACCTGGGATGGCGCGAGGGATGAAATACGAGACGCAGCACTAAGGCAGGAAGAGCGGCTTAATACCGAATTGCAGCTAAAGGAAAAGCTCACTAACGCCGTCATCGAGCAAGCCCACGCTACGACAGCCCGGCTCTCGTCCGGTGCGCCGTTAATCAGCATTGACGGCGGCAACCTGGCTCCTGAGCTGGAGCTGGTATTTGACAAAATCCTAAAATTTACCCAAATCAAAGCCTCGCAACAAGGCTTGTCGATGTTGGTGGGTCTATGATCGTGAGTCTATGCAGCTATCTTTTTGATTATTCCGGTGACCATCGCCTGGAGGTCGATATGGGCAAAAGCGACTTTTCGAGTCTAACCCGCCGCGTATCCCGCACCGCCACGCTCGACGGCGGTGCGCTGATTGTCGATAACGGCTACAGCGTCAGCGATGCCACGTACATCATATCCGTGCCTGATTTAAGCGCTGAGTCTCGCTTGGCATTGCTCGCAACCCTACAGCGGCACAGCTTGATAACATTGAGCTGCAAAACCGGCTGCTACCTGGGCGTTGTCGAACAGGTCGACGAGTCTCAGGGATTAAAAATCAGGTTTTTAGTTAAAACACAACTCAATACATAGGTGGATTATGGCCGCAGGCTCAGCAGTAAAATACAACGGTTTGGAAAAAACACTAACCTCTACAGACAACCGGGATTGGGACGATGCTACCCCCGGCAATATTATGTTCGTTTTGGCGGGGGCTGGATACACACCCATAGCCACACACAGCACCACGACGGATTTGACTAACGTCATCACAGCAGGCGATGGTGCGCCTATCTCAGCAACCGGATTGACTATCGATAACACGACAACGCCCGGAACCACGTGCTACAAATCCGCCGATGTCAATTTCGGATCAGCTGTTACGATAGAGGCTAAGTACTTGATCGCAATACAGCCGGTGACACCAGGCACTTACAGCGCCACGACCGGCAAATTATTGTTTTATCTCAACCTCAATACGGCCAGCGGCAGCGCAACGGCCATTAGCACGGCGTCCGATTTTGTTGTTTATACGCCGGCTAACGGTTGGATTAAAACCGTTTAATGGCTGAGCAGTATTACAATAATGTATCGCTGCTGCTGCATTTTAACGACAGCAATGGCAGCACGGTATTTACTGATAATGCACCGGCGCCAAAAACAGTAACGGCAAATGGTAATGCACAGATCAGCAGCGCCCAAACTTTATTTGGAGGCAATAGCGGTAAATTTGATGGTACGGGCGATTTTTTATCCGTCGTTAATCACGCTGACTTTAATTTAACGTCCGGCGATTGGACCATAGAGACATTTGCGTATGTCTCATCTTTGTCGGCTGATCCGATAGTCATCGTTGATAAGGACGGCGTCAGCGGATCCAGTTATCCCCAATACAACCTATCGATTACTTCGACTGGTAAGTTATGGGCATTTTTAGGCAACGGCAATGGGGTCAGTCCAACAGGATTGTCATACCAGGGGACTACAACTATCTCAACTGGAGCGTGGCATCATCTAGCTCTGGTCAAATATGGGGCGCTGTGCTTGGGGTTTGTTGATGGTGTCTTGCAATGGTCGTCATCTGCTGCAGCAATGTATGGCGGGGCAAAACCGTTAGTCATTGGTTATGCAACGGGGCAGCCAGCCAATGCAGCGTTTAGCGGATATTTGAAGGAATTTCGGATAACTAAGGGTGTTGCCCGGTATACCGAAAATTTCACAGTACCCAACACCCCGTTTCCCCATAGTAACCAAATCCCGTTTTTTGTTACCGCTAATCAGGGCGCTATTTCTGTTACTGGACAGGCTCCGGCTATCAAAGCTGGCGCAAAAATTTATCCTGCACAAGGCACCATCTCTGTTATTGGGCAGGTGCCAAAACATTCTAGCGATGTTTTTTTCGCTAAGCCGCAAGAAGGGAGTATTTCTGTTATTGGGCAAGCGCCGACTCTTAGATTAGGGTGGGTCCTAACGCCCACGGAGGGCAGTGTCTCTGTTATCGGTCAGGTGCCGGTTCTTAAATTAGGGCAGGTTCTCACACCAACACAAGGCACCATCTCTGTTATCGGGCAAATTGCAAAACATTCCAACGATGTTGTTTTTGCCAGGCCGCAAGAAGGGGGTATCTCTGTTATCGGTCAGGTTCCGGCTCTTAAATTAGGGCAGGTCCTCACTCCAACACAAAGCATCATCTCTGTTGTCGGGCAGGTGTCGATTTTCGCCGATCGCGTCCTAACGCCGATACCGCCGGTTTGGCTCGCTACCCGCTACCGCTGTTACCTAACCGGCGCTGCCGGACTGCCCGATTTAGAGTTACCGATCAGTTCGTTCCAGACCCGCATCAACAGTGATAGTGTGTCCTATCTGTCGTGTGTATTAAGGGGCGCAGACAGTTATACGGACGATATTGCATTACGCGCCGCCGGTCAATTACGCGTGTTCAGGGTCTATGTTTTAAGCGACGGGGCCGAGTCAACCTATCTAATGGCTAATGTGCTATTAGAGCAAATGGATTTATCAACCGGCGGTCGATCTGGAGTAACAGCGCAGCTATCCGGCACTGGCAACATGGTGCCGGTCACTGCTAAGTCGATGACCTTGCAAAATCCGTCCTATTTTGGACTGAGCGGCGGTAAGCACCGTTACCGCTGCGAGCTGGACCCACGCTTAAGGCCCGGCGACACGGTAACGATTAACGGCGATACCTTTGTTGTCGGCGGCATTACCCATATCGTCGATACCAGCTTTGAAATGATGGAAATTGCTGAGGCATAAAATGGGCAGTGTAACGATTTTATCCAGCCTGGGTGCTGGTCATTACAGTGTGCGAATTAATTTTGACAATGCGCGTGTAGATCAACGCATTGTGGCAATCCAGGCAGAACTGGACGGATTTGCCGATAAACTCGCCGAATTGCAGGAAAAAAAAGTGCCGTTGGACGAAGCGTTGCAATGGGCAAAAACAGCGTTGAATGATTACACCGCCGTCGCGACCGTTTACGACCTGGTCAGCAATCCATCTGTCATGAATGGGTTGGTTGAGCAGGTGTTTAAAGCCCAAGTCGCCGTTGAGCTTCAAGCGAAAGAAATCGCGATGCTGAAACTAAAAAAAATATCCCTAGAAAAAGAGAAGGCTTACCTGCAAAAAAACTGCCCAAGTACCATAGACGCCACGGCCTGGTGTGTCGAGTACAAAGAAAATTTGACAGGAACCATTGAGAGCATCGAGGTCGATTATCTATTGGAGCGCGATAACATCACCGACCAGATCCGCAACGATACCGGTGTATGGTTGCCCGGTACGCCCCGCGCACCGACAGCAAAACTACAGCACGTATTAGCAACGTCGTCATTTGCTACCTGGTTCAATCTCTGCATGGCACCGGCTATGCAGCGGCATAAACCGATGTACCGCATAGCGACCCTATCTAACCTGAATAAGTCGGCTAACACCTGCGACCTGGATTTTATCGGCCGGTATGACGTCGATAAATATCAAAGCAAAATCATTGGCGACAAGCCCCTATTGCCTAACTTCCAGCAAGGCGCTGGCTTGCCCGCTGGACAGCAAATACATTACACCGGGGCTAGCATTATATATGGTAGTTGCAACGCCAAGGCCTTCGTAAATGGCGACAAGGTGATTGTCGATTTGCATAAGGGTGAGGGTGTGCCGACAGTGATTGGTTTTTACGAAAACCCTCGGCAATGCATCAGCTGGAACACCACTGCATGGGGGTTTTACGACACCAACGGGCAACCGTCAGGGCTCGGTATACCGCCGGGTTTTACGAGCCTCGGGCCAATATCTCACGCGACATTTACAAAGAGTGGGTCCAGTCTATCGGGCGCCGAAACTGATTTAGGCTACACAAAGGCGTCCGCGACAACAACGTTGCCGTCCGGCGTAATGCTCCAATATATATGGACATTTAAGCGCAATTCGACGGTTTATGACGAAACTAATGTTTTGCACACCAATGTGCTGCATGAGGAGATCAATATAAATTTGGTTATAAATGGAGTGCTATACGGGTCGGTATATAGCTACCTGCGCGAGCTCAGTTTAGCAACAACATATACACCACGATCCGGTGCGCCGTGGATATTGGACCCTCATCAGTCAGTCACACGTAGTGCGACGGTTTCAGCCAAGCAACTCCAGGTAGGCTCAAATGGTGGTGTGAGTGCAGTTAGGAGCTATACTGGCGATGAGGATTATGTAAATAATCGCGTTCTCTATAGCCGCACAACAACCGGAGTCGCAGAAGCGCCAATTGCGGGTACAGTGGGAGCGTACTTGTACGGATTTTTAGCGACAATTAATGACCCGACGTATGCTGGGCAGGTTAATGAAGTTGTGGATTATGATGTGTACTTATATCAGCCCGCGTGGAGGCTGAGGTGATTTTTGTTCCCAAAAATAAAATCTGTTGTTATTTAGCCACTGGTTTAGCTATGTAATGTATAATTTTAAATAACATACCCAAGCACATGGGTAAATTTAAAATTAAGTACATAATTGAGTACATAAATAGCATGACTGAATCATTATTATCCTTACAGGCCGCAGAAATGGCTAGGCGGCGCACTTTTGCAATCATTTCCCACCCGGAC